ATTCTATTTTATGGAACACATCGCCGAACACCTCCTTAAGATTCTGTTCTCTCAATTGGTTGGCTTTAATATCTAAAGTTTGACTGGTAATCACATGAAACTTATAGCCTAACTCTGCTATTTTCTTCACATTTTCAACAGCACCTTCAATGGGGTTTAGATCTTTCATCCAAGCACTTTCATTGAAAACTTTTATTAAAACTTCCATTTGACCTTTGTTCATGTGATAGTTCATGTGCATTTCATAATGATCACTTGCCATTTTGGGAAATCCTTGGTATTTCATCCAAGCATCAAATCCTTGCTCCCATTTGAGCAAAACTCCATCACAATCTATGCCAATAATTTTATTCATTATTTAGGTAATGTGAGACCCGATGTTCCTTGTCTGTATTGTCTCGCCATGCCATCTTCTGTTTCAGCATAACACACAACATTTTTTTTATAGATGTCTATAACAGCAGTTTGTGACACAGTGAACACAAAAGGCCCAAGACCAATTCCTTTTTGAGGAATGTTTACAACTGCTCTAGGCTTTGCTACCTTAATCACTTCTGATTGATCTTCTTCTAATTTAGCAACTACTTCTTCACCACTCATCAATTTGATAGTGATGATATCACCTTGTTTAATATTAGGCATTATGTTCTCCTTGTTTAAAATATTCTTTCAATTGATCGTAACCACCAATCAGTTTGTCATCAAGCAGGATTTGTGGTACACTTCGTACTCCTGGTACTGCTTCTAACAGTTGTTCTTTGGTCCAACCTTCACCAATTTTTCTTTCTTCGTATTCGATTTCTTTTTGTTTTAATAGGCTTTTTGCCATATCACAGTATGGACACATTGGTTTGCTCCATACGATCGCTTTAGTTATCTTTGACATTTGGTATCCTTATTGCTCCTATTCCTTCTTTGTGTAGATCTTTTATTTCTTTATCTGATGCTGTACCGTATATATGGTCATCACGTTCTCCCAGAGATGCTTTGCGAGCCTCATCAGCAAAACGTTCTCCTACATTCTCGCAGTTCTTTTCAACCCATGTCTTCAAATGTTGCAGTGTGGATCTACTGTTGTAGAATGCGGTGTTAGTTTTTTTGCTCTTGCCTTTTTTGGTGCGAGGACTGACATTGGGAGCCATTATGGCTCTTCTTATCAGTGTGTTGTCACACATAGGACAAGCAATCAGTTTCTTATCTTTTTGATCCAAATACGATTTCTCTGATGCGAACCAACCTTCGAATTCGTGATCCTGAGCACACAGTAAATTGTATTTGGGCATTCTTTATTATAACTTCTTAATCGGATTGTGTCAAATGTATTTAATGGTATTGATCGTTTGGATTGATATGTTTGGAATTATCATCGTATCGATCTAGGTAAAGATTAATGCCGATCATTGCGATGCCAAAACCAATCAACCACCAAAGAAAAGCACCTTCTTTGTGAGTCAATAGATACATAAGAACCTGAAGACCATCCATTGTGGAAAAATCAATCATGTTCATGTTACAGTGAGAATTTTTTGAATTGACCTTTTTGTACGTCTTGCTTGATGCCACCCACAATGTAAGATTCTACTTCTGTCTCCTGTGGTGCCACCTGCATACCTTTTGATGACAACCAATGCTGTGTCCAAGGTAAAGGATTTTGTGATGCTGATATATCGTAAATTGGATCATAGCCTAATGCTCTTAATCTTTTGTTGGCAATCCACTCCACATACTGTCCTAGTAATTTTTCATTTAAACCAATTAAAGATCCATCTTTGAACAGATGCTTTGCCCAGGCTTTTTCTTCTTCAACACAGTCTTTGAACATTTGGATCACAATTTTTTCTGTGCCTTTCATTGCTTTGGTCATTTCAGGATCATCACCTTTTTGCCATGCTTTGATCACGTGTGTCGAAAGGTTCAAGTGTGTGGCTTCGTCTCTAGCAATCAATGATAGTATCTTAGCCGAACCTTCCATCAATTTTAATTCACCAAACGCAAAGGTACAAGCAAATGAAATATAAAATCGTAAACCTTCTAATAGATTAACTGTGTTCATTGCCAGATACAGTTGTTTCTTAAGTTCAATCATGTCCACTTTTTTGCCCACAGCATAATCCAAAGCCATTGCTCCGAACTTGTCGTATTCTGCTGTAACTGATTGAGCTCTTTTTAATATCTCTTTGTCATTTAATATTGTGTCAAACACTTCACTGGGATCACTGTAAACATTTTTCATGATGTGTGTGTATGAACGTGAATGAATGGTTTCAAAGAAATCCCAAGTCACAATACAGCCTTCTAACTCTGGATTTGAAACATATGGTAGGAACATAAGACTTGGTCCTCTGCCCTGCACTGAATCCAACAGTGTTTGATATTTTAGATTGCTGGTGAATATGTGTTTTTGTTCTGGTCTGAATCCTTGATAGTCTGCTCTGTCTTTTTGTAATGAAACCTCTTCTGGTCTCCAAAAATATCCTATCATGGTTTGATTCAATTTGTCAAACTGTGGATATTTGAAATCATCATATCTTTGAACACCACCATCTTCACCAAAGAACATGGGCTGTTTTGTGAAATCTATGTTTTGTTTATTAAAAACTGTTTTTGTCATACCTACATTAATTATCTAATTTTACTTTTTTTTCCTATTTTGTCAAGTTTAAATTGTACAGGCGTCACACTCGCCATCTTCTAAATCTGCTAATTGTTCTTCAACTGTGGCTTCACCATTTACACCGTTAATGCCATTGACACCATTCACGTGTCCATTTAATTGTGTAGATTCAATAACTTGTTCAGTTTCGATGCCAGCCGGTTGTACATCTTCTTCTTCACCTTTAAAGTCATAAGTGTTTTGGTAATATGATGTCTTCCAACCATACTTGTATGCTGACAACATATCTTGAGCCATAACCGAAATTGGCACTTCATTGTTGTCAAACTGTAAAGGATTGTAACTCCAGTTGCCTGATATGGCTTGATCGAAATACTTCTGCATCATGGCTACCACATTAATGTAGCCTGTGTTGTTGGGCATTTCCCAAAGCAGTGTGTAAGCATTTTTCAATTTAGGAAATCCTGGCACAATCTGTTTGAGTGGACCTTTCTTGCTTTTCTTAATGGATAACAATGCTCTCGGTGGTTCTATGCCATTGGTTTCGTTGCTAACAACTGAAGAACTTTCCGATGGCATTTGTGCTGACAATGTTGAATGTCTTAATCCATATTTTGTAATATCTTTTCTTAATGATTCCCATGCCATTCTTTGTTTGTGTGGCACAATTTCATCAATCTCTTTCTTGTAGTGATCAATTGGCAATAATCCATCAGCATATTTTGTTCTAGAAAAACCTTCACAAGCACCTTTTTCCTTGGCAATTTCATTGCTGGCTTTTAATAGATAGAATTGAAATGCTTCTGACAGTCTGTCAACCAAATCCCAAGCACCTTTTTCTGAATACTTGACTCCGTTTTTAGCAAGGTAGTGTGCCAATCCAATGTATCCTATACCTAATGATCTTCTAGACTTTGTAGATATCTCTGCCGCTTTCACAGGATAGTCTTGATACTCTATAATTTCTTCCAATGCTCTCACAGCCAAGTCACATAAATTTTCCAAATCATCTAGGTTGTTCAACTGTCCCACATTAATCGCACTCAATATACACAATGCTATTTCGCCCTCAGCATCATCTATGGCATTGATAGGTGTGGTTGGCAGTGTGATCTCTTGACAAAGATTTGACATATTCACTTTGTCTTTGAATGATGAGTGTGTGTTGGCATGGTCTATATTCATGATATAGATTCTGCCTGTTTCTGCTCTTTCTTTCAAAAGGTCACTGAACAACTCTTGTGCTGGTATTGTTTTCTTTTTGATTGAAGCATCTTTTTCATATTTTTTGTATAGTGCATCAAACTTGTCTGTGCCGAACACATCGTACAAGCCTGGCACATCGTGTGGAGAAAACAGTGTGATGTCTTCTTCATTGATAAATCTTTCATAGAACATTTTAGATATCTGTATTGAATAATCCAACTTACGCACTCTGTTGTCTTCTGTGCCTTTGTTGTTTTTCAATACCAGTATGTCTTCAATCTCTTGGTGCCATATTGGAAAGTGTACAGTGGCTGATCCACCACGCACTCCATTCTGTGTACAACATCTCACAGTGCTTTCGAATTTTTTAAGGAATGGCACAACACCTGTGTGCTGAACTTCGCCACCTCTAATTTTAGCATTGATACCTCTGATACGTCCTGCGTTGATTCCTATGCCTGCTCTTCTGGCAACATACAATCCAATTGCCATGTCGCTTGAAAAGATACTTGGTAATGTGTCATCTGAATCTATCAGTACACATGAAGCAAACTGTCTAATAGGAGTTCTCACTCCTGCCATCACTGGCGTTGGAATATTGATCTTAAAAGTAGATATTGCGTCATAGTATTTTTTCACATATGACATTCTGATTCTTTTTGGATACTCAGCAAACAGTGTTGCCGCAATCATCATGTACATATCTTGTGGAGTTTCAAATAGATCACCCGATGATCTATCCTGTACAAGATATTTGTCCACCACCTGTCTCAATCCTGCGTAGGTAAAATCTAGATCTCTTTCTCTTTTGATCCAAGTGTTCATCTTTTTGATTTCCACCTTGTTGTATTTTTCC